GTTTTCTGGAGAAAGAAACAGGCTATAGACGTTTCCGAGAAACTATGTTTTTAGTCGGCAGAAAAAACGGCAAGTCTACTCTACTCTCTGGAATTGCCCTCTATATGCTTATAGCGGATTACGAGGGCGCCGCGGAAATATACTCCGTGGCTACAAAGAAAGACCAGGCTAAAAAGGTATTGACCGAGGCTGTAAATATGATTAAGCAGAGCCCAGAGCTCCGCGCGGTGATAAAAAAGCGTCGTAATGATGTTTATTTTCCCGCGACGTCCTCTATTTTTGAAGCGCTCGCCTCGGATTCTAATACTCTCGACGGCTTGAACTCTCACGCCGTAATTATAGACGAATTACACGCTATACGCGACAGAAATTTATACGAGGTTATGAGGCAATCTACCTCGTCCAGACGTCAGCCGCTTTTAGTTATGATTACGACAGCGGGAACCGTGAGAGAGTGTATTTTTGATGATATGTACGAGTTGGCTTGCGACATAGCGGACGGCGTTAAAACGGACGAAACGTTTTTACCTATCCTCTACGAGCTCGACAACCGCGAGGAATGGACTAACCCTCAAATGTGGGTAAAAGCTAATCCAGGACTCGGAACCATAAAGCAATATAAAACCCTCGCGGGTTTTGTAGATAGAGCGAAAAATAATCCGAAAGACCTCCCAGGCGTTCTCTGTAAAGATTTTAATATCCGAGAGAACGAGGCGGCGGCTTGGCTTACTTTCGCAGAGATAGAAAATAAAGCAACGTTTACAATGGACGACGTTTACGACCATTACGCCGTGGGCGGTTGCGATTTGTCAGCTACAACCGACTTAACGTGCGCGACGTTGTTAATTCGCAAACCAGAGGACAGCACAGTTTACGTTTTACAGCATTATTTTTTACCTCGAAAAAAAATAGATATGCTCGACGAAAAAAACACAAAAGAGGCGCCGTATAAGACGTGGGAAAAACGCGGACTCCTCACCGTTTGCGAGGGAAACAGAGTCGATTTCTCCGCCGTTACGGAGTGGTTTTGTCAAATGCGCGACGAGTACAAAATAGACGCCTGGAAAGTCGGTTACGATAGAGCGTTAGCGGGCTATTGGGTGGACGAAATGAAAAATAACTCTTTCGATATGGAACCCGTCGCCCAGGGCGCGTTTACCTGGAGTCAGCCTATGCGAGAAATGGGCGCGGCTCTGGCGGATAAGATAGTTAATTATAATAATAACCCTATTCTCGCCTGGTGCTTGTCTAATGTCGGCGAGAAAAAGAGCGGAATAAACAATATTCAGCCTGTAAAAATCAAAGAAAAACGCCGCATAGACGGCGCCGTTTCCTTGCTTAATGCCTGGGTTATTTATGTAAAATACTTTGAGGATTATATGTATAATGTGGGGTGATTCACACTTGGAAAAACGAGGATTATTTGAGCGAATTTTCGGAGGCAAAAAAGAGCCCTCGGGACACTTTGAACAATTCCGATTATTAAACAGTTGGCAGACTACATTTACTCCGTTTTCGGGGAAAGCCTGGGACGTCGGAACTGTTCGCTCGGCTGTTGATTCTTTCGCCCGTAATGCGGCGAAGCTCACGGCGCGACACATACGCCGCGGCGACGGAACTATAACAAACGTCAACGGACATTTAGACCGATTGTTACAGTTTCAGCCTAACCCGTATATGACGGCTTATGCGTTTTTTTATAAGGTGGCGGCTGATTATAAGATTTCAAACAACGCCATTATATACAAGATGTACGACAACACGGGAAAAATTACGGGCTTTTACCCTGTAAATGCGTCAGCGGTGGAACTGTTGGAAAAAAATAATGTTCTGTATGCCCGTTTGAGATTCTCGACGGGAAAAAGCTATATTTGCGAATATACAGACTTAATACATATCCGCCGACACTTTCACGATAACGATATTTTCGGTTCCAGAAACGGCGCCCTTATGCCTGTTCTGGAAACAGCGGACAAATTCAACCAGAGTATGAGTAAATTTGCCGAGCTTGTCGCTATTATACGCGGTATTTTGAAAGTCCAGGACTCAACAAAGGACACAGACTTAAAGAAACGCCGCGACGATTTCGTTCGCGATAACCTTATGGAATCAAACAACGGTAGCGGAATTATTGTTACAGACCGTAAATATGACTATACGAACCTCGACAATAAATCGACACCGATTCCCCAGGGACAATTAACGTACATCAAAAATGAAATATACGACTATTTCGGAACGAACGAGAATATCGTTCAAAACAAATTTACAGAGGACGAGTGGAACTCATTTTATGAGGGCGAAATAGAGCCGTTCGCTATACAGTTGTCCCAGGCGTTCACAAATAGCCTTTTTACCGATAAGGAGCGGGGCTATGGTAACGAGGTTCTGTTTGAGGCGAACCGCTTACAATACGCCTCTATAACTACAAAAGTTTCAGCGGCTCAATTCTTAACTAATATCGGAGCGGCGTCGCTCGATACGGTATTAGAAATATTTAATATGGCGCCTATCGGCGGCGAGGAGGGCGCGCGTAGAGTGCAGACGCTCAATATGGTAAACTCCGAAAAAGCCGACGACTATCAATTAAGCGGGAAAGGAGGCGGCGAGAATGGCGGAAAAGAAAACAACAAAGAAAGCAACAACCAAAAAGGCGGCGGACAAGCCCCAGGAAACAACGAACCCGACAACAACGGCGGCGACACAGGCGGCGGCTCCGAAGAATAACGGAGAAACAAAAAAAGTCGGCAAAAACAGCTTTAAGGGATATAGCACTTTCAAAACAAAAGACCAGACAATTATTAACTTTTCTCACTTACCGAGTGAGGAAACGTTAGCGGCTGTTAAGAAAGCGAACCCCACAGCTAAAATTTATTTGCCGAACGGCTCGGAGGTGAAATAATGCTTAAAAGCGGCAGAGAGTACAGAAATATAAACGGTGTTCTCGTTCCGAACGAGGAAAGCGCTGACAGCTCCGCGCTTATTTTGCGCGGAACTCCTGTAGTATTTGAAACGCCTACTTGCCTCTATGAGTGGGACGGCGTTAAGTATTACGAGGTTATAGACCGACACGCGTTCGACGAGTGCGATTTTTCGGACTTTATATTTAACTATAACCACGGCGGCAGAGTGTACGCCAGAAACAGAAACGGCACTCTTAAACACGAGATAACCGAGAGCGGTATAGATTGCACTATTTCTCTTAATGGCGAGGACGAGGGACATAGACAGCTATACAGGGACGTAAAGAGCGAGCTAATCGACAAAATGAGCTTTTCGTTTTCGATTCGCGAGGCGTCCTACGACTCACAGACCAGGACTCGCAGAATAACAAAGGTCAAAAAACTTTACGATTTCTCCGCGGTGGATTTTCCCGCGTATGAGGAAACAGCTATTTCCGCCAGGGGCTTTTTTGAGGAGGAGCACTCGAAAGCCTTTAAGGCTATGGAGCAAGCCGAGGCAAGAAAAAGGCTGATTGCAAAAACATATTTATTTTAATTTTTTGGAGGTAATTTTTTATGAATAAGATTATTAAAAGAATGAACGAAATTCGTTCAAGACAGGCAGAAATTAGAGCGCTCCTGGAGGGCGACGGCGAGGTAAATATGGAGGATATTACAAGAGAGCTCCGCGAGCTTGAAACAGAATACCTCGGACTTGAACAGAGAAAAAGCGCGCTCGACGGAATGAACGCGGGCGGCGGCAATCCCTCACCTATCGAAAATCCCCTCGTAGGTGGAGAACAGCGCGGAGCGGCACAGCTCACACGCGACAACGTTTTAGAATCTCCCGTTTACCGTTCGGCGTGGGCTAAAACCCTTATGTGCAGAAGCCTTACAGCGGACGAACAGAGAGCCGTAGACATTGCATTGACAACAACAGCGACGGAATTTGTAGCGGGTTCCGAGGGCGCCGACGGCGTAAATAACGGAGGTTTGTTTATTCCGACATCTGTTAATATGGCGCTTATGGAAGCTATCGGCTTAACCTCTCCTCTGTTCCGCGACGCGGCTAAAACCGCCGTACCTGGTATTATTAAATTCCCGTACAGAAAAGACGGCTCGGGAGCTGAAAACCAGACAGAGGGCAAGGCTAACAAAGACGGCTCCGTAGAGTGGGCGGAACTCGTTCTCGGTGTTTCCGAAATTTCCGAAACTATCCGCGTAACCTGGAAGCTCGAAGCTATGGCGGTCGACCAGTTTATTAACTTCTTCTTAACGGAATTGAAATTGCAAATTGCCGAAGCGAAGATCGAGGGCGCGATTTACGGCAGCGGCAACGACGATATGGAAGGTATTACCGTAAAAGCTGT